TGCCCTGCTGGTACTTTAAAGGTGCAGATTAAATCAACAACCCAAAAGTCATCAGCTAATAGTTATACAGTATCTACCAATTCAGGAGCAATAAACAAGGGAGCTATGTGTGAATCAATAGATGTAGTAGGATGCTACGTTATACCTGAGAAGACATGGTGGATGATACCAAGAAAAGAAGTGAACGCACTAACCTTAAAGGTAAGTATGTTACCACAAAGTAAATCAAAATATAAAAAATACCAAGAGAACTGGAGCATATTCTATGAGTAAAACAACCATACTAATTGACGCAGATGTGTTAGCATTTGAATCGTCAATCATAGCACAAGAAAATATACAATGGGAAGAGGAGCTTTGGACTGTACACGCAGACATGGCAGTAGCAAAGAACAGAGTACTAGGAAGGATAGAACAATTCAAAGACTTACTCAAAGCTGATGAAGTAGTGTTAGCACTTAGTGACCGAGCAAACTTCAGAAGGAAACTATTCCCTGAGTACAAGTCTAACAGAAGGAAGTCAGTACTACCTATCATCTTGAAACCTATGAAGGAATGGATGATCAATGAACTAGACGCACAACTGTGGGCTAATGTAGAAGCTGATGATGTACTAAGTATCCTTGCTACTGAAAGACCTAACAGACAAGACAAGAGAATTATCGTATCAATCGACAAGGACTTCAAGAGTGTACCAGGAATCTTCTATGATTATAACAGAGAAGAATACCATGAACCTACAGAAGAAGAAGCAGATAACTTCCACCTACTACAATCACTGATGGGAGATTCAACAGATGGATTCAGTGGTGCAAAGGGAGTAGGAGCTGTGACTGCTAAGAAGTGGTTGGATGAACACGGATACACTTGGGACTCTGTTGTCGCACTGTACGCTAAGAAGGGACAAGACGAACAAGATGCTTTGATGAATGCTTGGATGGCAAGACTATTAAGAAAACAAGAATACAATAAGAAACAAAAACAAATAACAAAACTATGGACACCGAAGAACTACCAAACTCTGGAAAGAAAGAACATTATGCCACTGGTGCGGAGCGTGACGGGGCTACTGGACGGGGACGATTCAGCCTTATTCCTCCAATCGCCCTTCGATCCCTTGCCCTCAGATTTGAAGAAGGAGGAAAACTCTACGGAGACAACAACTGGCACAACGGATTCCCACTCAGCAGATTAATAGATAGCATGAGTAGACATCTGTTAGCACTTAGTGAAGGAGATGATTCAGAAGATCACGCAGGTGCTATACTGTGGAACGCCAGTGCTTTCCTGTGGACCGAAGATCAAATAACAAAAGGTAAGCTACCACAAGAACTAGATGATAGGAGTTATAACAAATGATAGCACCTATACAAGAAGACGAACCTTTAAAAGCAGATGGATTTAATGAAGCTATCATAGGTCAAGACTACGAGATGGGTAGGTATGTTTATTCTATTGAAAGAATCTTAGAGATACTTATGATTAGGGATAAAATGACAATGGAAGATGCTATGGAGTTCTTTAGCTTTAACATTGCAGGAGCTTACGTAGGAGAAATGACACCACTATATATATGGACTGGAGACACGCAATAATGGAAGACGAACTAATGCCTCTTATAAGCGAGGCTATGATAAATAGGTTAGAGCAATTATATCCTGACAAATGTCCTGACTTGACGAACACGGAAAAAGATGTTTGGTTTAAGAGTGGTCAAGTATCTGTAATAAGATTCTTGAGACAAATTTATAACGATCAACTTCAACAAAACATTTTAACGAAAGACTAGATATGTGTATGTCAGCACCCGATATTCCACCACCACCACCACCTCCAGCTACTACTCCACCACCAACGATCGGTCCTGCGAAAGAAGCTAAAACCGTAGCACAGATGCAACCGAAGAAGAAAGCTAGAGGAGCACAAGCACAACTCAAGCGTTCTGCTAGACCTACACTAGGTGGATCAAATGGTGGTACTGGTGTTTATATGTCTTCTTAATAACAAATATAACTATATAATACTATGCTTCGCACACTCTCAAAAAAGACTTTGCTATCATCTGTCGTTGCGACAGGGGCTGGCAGTGAGTTCTCAGTAGAGCGTTCTAAGGGTTGGACCTTTGTGATCGCTTCTTCCGCAGTAACCACAGGAGGCACGGTAGACATTGAAGCCTACATCGGTGGTTCTTGGTTTGTTATACACAGTCAAGCTGTTACAGCTGATGGTTCTATCTTAGTAAGAGATGACCACGGACACTACGAACAGATCAGAGGAAATGTTTCAGCTAGGACTGACGGTACTTACAGCGTCTACGCTACAGGTACTACTGATTCTCTGTAAGCAATGTCTCTTACCTTTCCAACCGCTACTCTGAATCTTCCGAGTGGTTTAACTGTCATACCTAATGGATTCGTAAGACCTTCGTTTGGAACAACTTATGCATTTGATGAGGCAGCTACAGCAAGTACAACATTCCAAGCAGAGTATAACACAGAAGCTTATATACTAGCTGTAGGTTCTCCTGGTCTAGGACTAACTTACTTTGTTACTGACAAAGCTACACCTACTCTAGCTGTTTACGATGGAACTGACTGGCAATATTACGAGGGAGTATAATGAAAGAAACTGCACAAGGGCTATATCATAGCTTAGAGAATCAGCGTTGGTCATTCTTGGATAGAGGTCGTACCTCATCTGAGTTAACGATACCTTATATCATGCCTCCCGATGGGCATAACTACGCTACTAAGTACTACACACCGTATCAAGGAGTAGGAGCTAGAGGAGTTAACAACCTAGCATCTAAGTTATTGTTAGCCTTGTTACCACCTAACGCTCCGTTCTTCCGTCTTGTTATTGACAGGTATGAATTAGATAAAGCAAAACAGGAGTTAGGACCAGAGGGAGGAGAGCAATTACGATCTGACTTAGAGAAAGCATTAGCAGATGTAGAGCGAAGTGTATCTCAAGAAGTAGAAGTTGAAGCATTTAGAGTGGGAGTGTTTGAAGCGTTGAAGAATCTATTGGTCACAGGTAATACTTTATTGTACCTACCTGATGACGGAGGGATGAGAGTGTTTCGATTAGATCGTTACTGTGTGAAGAGAGACCCAATGGGTAACGTAACACACATAGCTATCAAAGAGACTGTTGCTCCTATGATGCTTCCTGAGTCTGTAAGAGAAGAGGTGTATCGTCAAGAGAAAGAGAATAGTTGTGACCTATACACCTCTGTTGTTAGAGAAGGAAATGAATTTGTAGTACAACAAGATGTAAAGGGTATAGTCATTGAAGAGTCTAAGGGTAGGTATCCTATCGAGAAGACTCCCTTCCTACCTCTTCGTTATACAAGGATAGACGGTGAAGACTACGGACGAGGATTTGTAGAGGAGTACATTGGTGATCTTAAATCTTTAGAGTCGTTAACAAAAGCGATAGTCGAAGGTAGTGCAGCAGCAGCTAAGGTATTGTTCATGGTTAATCCTAACGGTACAACCAGGGCTAAGACTTTATCTGAATCTCCTAACGGTGCAATTGTACAAGGTAGTGATGGAGATGTATCTGTCTTACAGCTTAACAAGTTCAATGACTTCCGTACTGCACAAGGAGTAATGAATGGAATCAGTGACAGATTGTCTCAAGCCTTCTTACTTAACAGTGGTGTAGTCAGAGATGCAGAACGAGTAACAGCAGAGGAGATACGAATGTTATCTCAAGAGTTAGAAGCTGCACTTGGTGGTCTTTATTCCTTACTGTCGCAAGAGTTTCAAATGCCTGTCGTTACTAGGTTAATGGCAAGGATGAGTAAAGAAGGAAGACTTCCTAAGTTACCTAAAGACATTGTTAAACCTACTATTGTTACTGGTGTTGAAGCACTAGGACGAGGTAATGATTTACAGAAGCTTGATCTATTCCTTGCAGGGGCTAATCAAATCGTTGGTCCTCAAGCAGTTGCACAATATGTTAATGTATCTGATTACTTCAAGAGAAGAGCGACAGCGTTAGGTATTGAGACTGAAGGACTAATTAAATCAGACGAAGAAATTCAACAAGCTATGCAGCAAGCCCAACAACAAGAGATGATGATGAAGTTGGGTGGACCTGCTGTAGCACCTGCTATCAATGCTGCACAAGAGCAGTACATGAGTAGTCAACAACAACAACCACAAGAAGAGTAGAGAGATATGGCAGAATTACACCGAGTAGAGATAAATGAGAAAGCACCACAGGAGATTGACCCTGAGTCAGAAGAAGCTGTTGAGGCGGTACCTGAAGAACAAACAGACAGACCTGAATGGTTACCCGAAAAGTTTAAGAACGCTGAAGATATGGCTAATGCCTATAGTGAACTTGAGAAGAAGATGGGAGCAGGGGCTAATAATGAACAGGAACAAGAAGAAGTACAACAAGAAGAAGAGCAATCAACAGATGAACAAGATGACACTCAAAAGGAAGACAGCAATACTAACGATGTTATCGTGGAAGCTTCTAAAGAGTTCTTTGAGAATGACGGTGTTATATCTGAAGAGACCTATAAGAATCTTGCTGAAGCTGGGTTACCGAAAGAGTTAGTAGATAGCTACGCAGCTGGACAACAAGCACTACAACAAAGTGAAGAAGGTAATATCAAAGCAGCTGCTGATGGTAACTGGGATCAAATGGCAGAGTGGGCAGCTAATAACTTATCTCCTGAAGAGGTAAATACTTTCGATGACATCGTACAGAACGGTACAGTTGACCAAGCAAGACTAGCTACTAAAGGATTATATGCACAATACAAAGCAGAGAATGGAGTCAGTCCTAAACTTGTACAAGGTGCTGTAAGTGGTTCATCATCAATGCCTTTTAAATCTAACCAAGAACTTGCAAGAGCAAGAGCTATAGATGCTTTTAATAGAGGCAGAATAGAGGATATGGATGAACAACGAATGCAGGTAGCTAGTAATGCTGCTAATGCTCATCGTGGTATATACCAAGTATAAGGAATAGATTATGGCATTTAACTATCAAGCACCACAAGCAAC